CCAATTTGATAAGATCCGTGTATCAAACCAGTGAAGTTCTATGAACTTCCCAGCTTAAAAATAAACTCTCACTATAATATAAAATGTCTGGTGGTATTGCCCAACTCGTTGCTGTCGGTGCTCAGGATGTCCACCTCGTTGGCCAACCAGAGGTCAGCTTTTTCCGATCGACCTACAAGCGTCACACCAACTTCTCCCAAACTGTCGAGCGTCAGGTCATCCAGGGCAACGTCTCGAACAATGGTATGTCCACCGTCCGCTTCGAGCGGAAGGGAGACATGCTTGGCTATGTCTACCTCGTTCCCAACAATGGCTCTGCGACCCAGGCTGTAGCGGATTGGACCACTATGGTCTCCAAGGTGGAGCTCCTCATCGGTGGTCAGGTTGTGGATGAGCAGGATTCCACCTACTCCACCCTCATCGCCCCCACCCTCTCTGCGACCAGTGCGTCCAAGTCTGTCGCGGGTGACCTCTACGGTGGTGCCACCAACGAACGGTTCTACCCCCTCCGTTTCGCCTTCTGTGAGAACTGGCAGACGGCGCTTCCCCTCATTTCGCTCCAGTACCACGATGTTGAGCTCCGCATCACCTGGGGCTCTGCTGCGGCCGACTCTAGCATGAAGTGGGACGTCTACGCCAACTACGCCTACCTTGACACCGATGAGCGCGAAATGTTCGCGTCCCAGCCCCAGAACATGCTCATCACCCAGGTCCAGAAGGCGGTTGCTTCCCAATCTAAGATTCAGGAATTGAATTTCAATCACCCAGTGAAGTACCTGGCGTCCGGGAAGGGTAGCGCCCTCGCCATTCTCAACAACGATAACAAACTCAAGCTCCAAATCAATGGCACAGATGTCGCGGACTACAAGTTCGCGGATCCTAACTTCTCTCACGTACCCCTCTACTATCACACGTCGAACGCCTCCAAGCCAGCGACACTTAAGACACTCTTCGTCTACCCATTCTGCCTCGACACTGGTAAGCTCCAGCCCACTGGCACACTCAACTTCTCCCGCCTCGACTCGGCTCGTATTGTCAACGACACCCAGAGTGTTGGTGATGACATCTACGCCGTAAACTACAACGTTCTCCGCATTGAGAACGGCATGGGTGGTCTTTTATATTCTAACTAATTAATAACTATGATTTGGAATACTTTATTCCTTCTCGCCATCGTTTTTGTATTGACGTATGATCCTAAGTCCAGGACACTCGAAAAAATTGTCGGTCAGCCCCAGGCTACGGAAGACAAGCCTCGAGAACCCACGCATTACGAAGCCGTCCAATTTGCAATAGCTTAAAAAGAAGGACCTATATCAAAAATATGGTCCCCGTTAATCGTGAAACTCTGCTAATCGTTGGAACTATCATTTGTGCCATTGGTGTTCTGTATCTCTTTAATGAGTTGAAGAAGACTAGGGAGGATGTTGAAAATTTCAAAGGATTCTCAGAACAGGTCGTCAAGCATCTCGGTTCTACCACGATTGAACCTGTGGAAGAGGAAGTTGAAGTTAAGGACGATAAATCTGAAGAATAATGATGTACCCTTATTATAACTTGCGAATGCGCAATGAAAAAATACAAGGCTATAGCTATACCAGTAAGCTTTACTGGTGATAAACCAAGATTCCTCACAGTGAGGGATTGGAGATTTAAGGATTGGATTTTTGTGACAGGTGGGTGTAGGAGGAGGGAAATCATTAATCCATTGCGTTGTGCCCTCAGGGAATTGGAGGAGGAGACGAGGGGGGTCGTCTCCCTAAAAAACGGAGAGTATACAGAATTTAAATTTACAGTGAAAGAAAGTCCCACAGTGGACCTTGAATATAATGTTTTCATATTTTTTGTAAATTACACCAGGTCGGAACAGCACACCCATATCAAGAAGTTTTACGAAGAGAAGCAGAAGACAAGCCTCAAAAAGTTAATGAATCAGCCCTACAAGAAGACGCACGATGAAAACGATTACATGAGTTATGACACACTCGAAGAATTTAATTCACGTAAACGTTGGAAACTTATAGTAGATAATGTTTTAAAAAATCCCGAGTTCTATGCCTGTATAACTTCTTTGAATAGAAAAACATTTTCTATAAAATAATGAAGTCTAAGGCTTTCATTTTGATGCAAATTGAGGAATTGCTTACAAAAAACAGGGGTCTATGTGATCAGGAAATTCGGGAGTGGAGGGAGGATAATAAGGAAAAGACGGTATACGAGTTACTTGTAATTAAGAAGGAACTTTCTCAAACACAAGAATATCACGATGTTTCATTTATGAGGTGGTTTAGAGAATAGGGTCTCTACAAAGGTATGTTTAATAGTTGGTGTAATTCACAGGGTTTTACTAACTCAACCAATATATCACATGTGCGCATGGACGGTGGTGTCCTTTCCGTGCCATTTGATAGATTGAATCAGTTCAATGAGAAGTATATAGAGGCTATAAGGTCTGGTGAGAAGTTATTCATCGTAGAACAAAAGAGTCCGAGGTATAATTTTTTCGTTGATATCGATTACAAAGATACTACATCCCTTGATATGGATGAAATCAAGAGTGTATGTAAAATAATTTGTGACAAGGTCAAGAGACATGGTGGGAAGGATTGTCTAATTTCTGTATCACCCCCCAAAAAGGTTGGCTCACTTATCAAGACCGGGATTCATTTAAATTGGTCAGGATTTGTTGTTGATCAATCATCTGCTGTGGCTCTACGGGAACATATTCTCGTAGCTCTATCTAAAGCGAAGTCGCACCTAGATTGGAACGAAATTATCGATTCATCGGTATATGGAAATATTGAACGTAAAACTGGTGGTAGTGGGTTTCGTATGATTTGGTCTCACAAGATGTCAAAGTGTGATGTGTGTAGAGGTAAGGGGTGTGAAACCTGTAAGGGTCATGGTAAGAATATCCAACTCGCATATCTACCAATTTTCATTTACAGGTCTGGTCCTCTCAGTGGGATACTGCAAGTGAATCAAAAACCAGACTTGGACATATTGAAAATGTCAATCGTTCGAACAGATGAACCCCAAAATGTGAACATATCCTCACCCTCAAATTCGGTGAAGGAACGTAATTTCACTGAGGAAGATGAAAGAGAGGAGGTGTGTGACGGTGAGATACGTTTGTTGATTGAAAAATATATTCGTGATAATATGGAAGGTCAAAAAAATGCATACGTAATCAAGATTTTTAAGAAAAAAGAAACCTACCTGGTTAAAACAAATTCTAGATATTGTGAAAATTTGAGAGGAGAACATAGTTCAAATCATGTGTGGTTTTTAATAAGTGGGACCATCATAGCTCAGAAATGTTTTTGTAATTGTCCAACTATTCGTGGAAGGCGGGATGGTTTCTGTAAAGATTTTTTTGGAAGAAAGCATCTTCTCAGTCCCACGATCATTAGTAGGTTATATCCCAAACCACAAGAGCTTAAGAAATGTCCCGAAATCAAGAAATTTGTTGAAAGTAAAGTCAAAATTGTTGACGTAAAGGTTGATTTACAAAATTATATTCAGAATAATATGAAAACATGTGGCACTATATCAGTTTTAAATGTGAAAAAGGAAAAAACTAATTATTTTATTACAACAAACTCTGGATTTTGTGAAAAGATTGGTGGGGAACATAACAATGAAACGGTGATGTCCTATGTCGTAAAAAAGCGTAAATTCATATCACAGGCGTGTCCTATATGTAAAGATCCTAAAGGCGTCAGGACACATGTTTTGAATGGATCTATTATTAACAATCTTTTCCCTAAAGGTGCTTAAAAGGTTTGGGTATAATTTACATAAATGCCCCAACTTGTAACACGATCAGGAAGAAAGATTAAAAAGCCGGAATCATTTAAGCCTACTGAAACCAAATTAGATGACGATTACAATGAAGATGAACATGATTCCGAATTCGATTCTGACATTGATACAGAAGAAGAATATAATTCTGATAGTGACAGTGATGATGACGATGATGATGATGCAGACGAAAATGGCAATCTCAAGGATTTCGTTGTAGATAGTGATAGTGAGGAAGAAGATGCTTAAAAAAATAGACTATTAATATTAAAATGGAAACTGACATTGGAAATCCAATCGATTACAATCCAACTATTGATCCATTAGCTCAGGATAAAGAGGATGACACCTCTAAAATAGATGAACAACAGTATTATTTTCAACCACCTGAAATGAATTATCAACAACCCCTCCAACCCGAGAAAACTGATATTTTTGCAAACATCGAGAAATCAACTTGGATTATTGCATTCGCCGTTTTTCTATTGGGTTTTTTCATGGGCAAGACAATGCAACCTGTCATTCTCCGTTACACGTAGATATATTTTTCACATACAAATATATTCTTTTTTAAATTGTATTCCAATTTAAAAAACAATTAAGTTTTACATTTTTAGATTTTTTACTTATTGGGAGGATTCTTCCTCAACAGTTTCCATCGTCGCCGCGGCTTCTCGTACCTTCTTACGTTCCTCAATCTCGGCGGCAACAATTTCGTCAGCCTCCTTTACGAGATCCTCCATGGGAGCGTCGGGTTTTTCCTTTTGGAGGCGCTCTAGTACCTCAGCGGGGTGTGAAACTGGTGCTTCATCTGGTTTATTGTAAAACTTGGAGTTCTCATCACCAGGTGCAAAGGCTGCGCCATTCTTCGTTTCAATCATACCCTGCTTGCGCTCGTTAAACATCCGCGCAGCTTGGGACTGGTTCTCTCTGTATCCAGCCATAAGCTCGTCAAGCTTCTCATTAGCGTAATGAACATCATCAATCTTATCTGAATCCGGTGGAATCAAAAGCCATTTATACATGTCCACAACGTAAATGTCAAAAGTTGCATCTTCCTTTTGAAGGCGCTGAGCATGCCTAGCCGCCTCGTCGCGGGTAGAAAAGGCACCTCTAATCTTAATTCCAAACTTGTCAGCCTTTTGGGGTGCATCTGGTCCAACAATGGAAAGGCATGCGAAGACTTGTCCAGGGACGGTGGTATAATCTTGTTCAAGAGACATTATATATTTAAAATGCCCCAAAACTTTAAGCTTACTTAAAAGAAGGTAGGTATATATTATATATGACCCCATTTTGGAATACACAACCAGTCCCCAAAGATGGAATCGAACCCGGGGAAATTGAAAAAAGTAGGAAATGTGATTCAAAACCACTCCCACTACCAGATGGTTTAATGTGGTCTCAGAGTACTCTAGATGAAGTTTTTTTATTCTTGTCAAACTATTATGTTTCAAACGATACTTTCAGACTAACATATGAAAAAAATACTTTAAAGTGGGCCATACAGGATCATATCGCCATCCGTAAATTAGACACTGGTGAACTTATGGGGTACATCTCGAGTGCACCCCTCGATGTGAGGGTTGAGGGGGGTGTAAAGAAGATGGTTCAGATCAATTTTTTATGTGTCCATCCATCTCAGAGATCTACGGGTCTCGCACCACTTCTAATAAGTGAGATTAAACGACATGCAAACAATAAGGGAATATGGCAAGCCGTATACACGGGAGTACATAGGATACCCACCCCTATCGCGAAGGCGGAGTATTGGCATAGATTTTTGGACGTCAAGAAACTCATAAAGTTGGGGTTCCATGAAACAAATCGCCCGAGGGAAAATTACTACGAAGTTCGGGGTCCCTGTAAATATTCGTGGAGGAAGATGACCTCTAAGGATGTCCCTAGGGTGACCCACATTCTCAAAGAGTACACCAAAGATTTTGAAATTGCCCCAGTCATAACGAAAGACTACGTCAAACGTTGGGTCTTACCGACCCATGCCTATGTAAATGATCAAAGTGATACCTTCATATCTCTCTACAACATTCCCTATGAACGTAATGATGGGGATGGTACGGTGAAACAGGCCTATCGGTTCTACTTGGTTGGTGATGTGTACAATGATGCCTTTCTCATCGCAAAAAATCTGGGGTATGACGTGTTTAATACTTTAGATGTGGGGGTGGATACGGTGGGGTTAGAAAAAAATAAATTTATGAAGGGATCTGGTCACATATTTTACTATCTATTCAATTGGAACTTAAGTGACATAATTTCAAAAGAAAAAATACATCTAATTCTTCCTTAAAGAGTATCCTACAATTTCGAATATGGAAGAGATTCGTCGGAACCACAATGATGCCAAGAGGTCCCTTATACAGTCCGTGGCGAAAGAGGGGCAGAGTATACTGGATGTGGGGTGTGGTTTCGGTGGTGATCTTCAAAAGTGGCACAAATGTGGGGTCAATATAAACATGTGTGACCCAGAGCCATCTGCTTTAGTGGAGGCTAGGTCCCGTGCGAAAAACATGCACATACGAGTGAATTTTTATGAGGGTGACATACATAATTGTCCGAATAGAAAGTATGACATCCTTTGTTATAATTTTTCCCTCCACTATATTTTTAAATCGAAATCATATTTTTTCAGTTCAATTCGGGAAATAAAGAAACGATTAAAACCAGGGGGTAAACTCATAGGTATTATACCCGATTCTGAAAAAATTATGTTCAGAATACCATACAGAGACGATATGGGAAATTATTTTTTGATGAGTAAGCATTGTGGTGGTGGTTACGGTGAGAAGATGATGGTGCACCTGACGGACACACCATATTACAGGGATGGACCAAAACCTGAACCAGTCTGTTATAGGGATATATTGATAACAGAATTAGAAGAGATGGGTATAAAATTACAACTTTGGGAGGGTCTCACAGGAAATCCAATCTCAGAGTTGTATAGTAAATTTATATTTGTATATAATAGATGATAGTATTTATCGTGTTGATACTCGTCAACCTCGTGATACTCCAGAAGACACGTGAACCGGATGACTTTGTAGAGGTCAAGGAGAGATATCGTATTTTAAGGGAACATTTGAAGGAGACTGGGGATGAAAAGTTTAGTATACTTGTAAAACCAATCCCGATAACTGGACTGAAGAGGATGACTGACAATGTAGGCTACAATACAAATAAGGGTGGAGAGATTGCGGTGTGTTTAGATGGTGATGTGAATCATATATTTCACGTGCTTATTCACGAGTTGGCCCATTCGACGGTTGAAGAGTACTCACATTCCCCCCAGTTTTGGGAAAATTATGCGGAACTTCGGGACATTTGCGAACATCTGGGTATTTACAGGAAGATTCCTGACAAGACGAAATTTTGTGGTCAACACATTCAGGATAAATAATATTGAGGTATACTAAATGAAAACACCTGTTAGTGTTCTACTGACAGCGATACTATATTGGTTGGGTATTTTTGCAGTCTTTATGATACCACAATTTTCACGAAACTACGAGTTCAACTTAATTTGGTTGACTGTTGTTATACCAAACGTTTTGCGTTTAATTGTGAATAGAATCCCACGTCTCGCAGTGGATCGCATTTTCTTTTTCGCAAGCACGGTAATTTCTTTGATTGCCACCTATTTCATAAATAGGATTTGGAATGCATCCAAACAATCTGTCAAAAATCCAGATACTGACGCGAGGGGAAAAAGGATTTTAGTCTTTCTCCTCATGTCAACGTTCGCGGGTGGTGCACTTGTCACCTACTTTGCGGGCATCGATAATTCAATTTACAGTAATTTAGGATGGGAACGTTAAGGTTTAACAATGTAATCCTTGATAAAGTAAAAGACAACCGCCGCAACGGCTCCTGTTGAGGCAAGACCAACAAAACTCCTACCCCCTTGTTCGTTAAGGAACTTGGGGATAGAAGTCGCAAGTTTATCTTGAACGGGTTTGCTGACGGCCAGGGCGGCACAAGCAGCGACAACTAGGGCTGTAAGCTGATCATCGGTGAGATTTAAGGGATTCTTACTGGATAGTTTTTCCTCCTGAACGGTGGGGGAGGGGTAAGCACCCTGTGGTTGGGGAGCGGTCATACCAGGCATGACACCCTGGATTCGGGGCTCTTCGGTCATCATTGGGGGCTCTAACATAATATCGTTGATTGGGGTAGAATCCATAGTCTCTTTATTTTGGTGTATATTTTTTTCTGGTTCGATATACCCACGATTTTCTACAAATGTGGTGGATTGATTGTTTATCGGAACCATTCCTTCACCGTTATCGGAGAGATTCATCGTATTTACGGAAGGGGAAGCCATATAGTATACAAAATTATTTTCGTTTTGTTATAGTTAATGCAGTCTTTTTCGTCGCCTTCTTAGCATCAGCTTCTTTTTGTTCAAGATGCTTGGGGTTATACATCTTCTTGTGAAGTCTCCACAGTTCGGGTCCTCCAACTCTAAAGTTTTTCCTGAGAGAAGCTTTGTACCAAAATACACAATCTTGTATCTTATTAGATTTGACTGTATTATCTAATACGAGACATTCGTAGTTTTCGGTGCATGCATCCATAACCTTACAGAACATATCGAATGAGGGAAATATTCCAAAAAAGGACTTGTATAATTTTTCTCTATTTTGGATGATGTTTTCACGTAGAATAAATACATAATCAACATTCGCTCTGAGAGCCGGTGGGAGATCCATCACATACTGCATCGTCAACATGAAGAAGATCTTCCAATGACGTCCGTTCATGAAGCACTGCCGAATACAGGTATCCTTCAGAAACTTCGAGTCATACATACAATCATCTAGGAGCATGAAGGCTCCGCAGTTTGTTTTTCCAGCCCCAACGAGTTTACGTTGCCTAGCCATCACCCTTTCTATGGCATCTCTGTCGTAGTCCCCATACACGAAGAGATCGGGTATAAACTCTGAATAGAAATGATTACCTTCCTCGGTTCCAGAGAGCACAATTCCGGCTGGTAAATGTTTTTTATGATACATGATGTCTTTGACTAAAGTTGATTTACCTGTATTTCGCTTACCTATAAAAACACAAACCCTGTCATCGGTGATTGTTTCAGGTTTGAATTTCCTCAACTGGAGGTTCATTCTAATGTAGTGTCTCGTTTTAATTCTCAAAATTTTACTCATATAGAGTAGGAATGGCTGGTCGTCTGAGACTTGCTGCCACTGGAGTGCAAGATAGATGGTTGACTGAAGACCCACAGTTTTCACATTTTCTCGTAAACTTCAAGAGGCACACCAAATTTGCCTTGGATTATGTCGAAAGTCATTTCGATGGGGATTTGGATTTTGGGAAGACTGTCGTCTGTAGAATTCCAGGCGACAAGGGTGATCTAATTAGGAACGTAAACCTGAAGATGACACTCACAGATCCTCTACCAGTTGTCGGTGGGGCATCAAACTGGGTGCAAGGTATTGGTTCTCAAATTATGGAGTATGTTGAACTCGTCATAGGTGGGCAGGTTATAGAGAGGATAACGGGTGAATATATTTCGATACATCAACAACTTCATAATACAAATGACGATACAGAACAGTCATTGTACTTCCTTTCTGGTCATCAGCGTCAGTTACCCTTTCCTGATACATACACCTACTATGTGGATTTACCATTTTACTTTTATAGACATCCATCTCTTTCTATTCCAACCTGCGCTCTCACGAAACAGCAAGTTGAGATTGTCATCAAACTCAAACCATTAGAAGAATTAATAAGTGGTGGTAAAGCAGCATTTGACGCTCTAGGGGGTCCCTATGTTTGGGCGAACATTCAGGGTTCGATTAATAGAATGTCAATTGATACAGAATTCATTTATGTCACCGATGATGAAAGAAACTATCTGAAATCAAATCCCATCGACTATCTAATTACACAAGTTCAAATGTCTAAATTTGTAATGAAAGCCGGCGAAACCGAAAAAAGTGTGATGTTAAATTTCAAGCACCCCGTCAGAGAAATGTATTTTGTTTCACAGATGGCATACAATCAGAATGAGGACAACTATCCGTATATTCTAAACAAATTGTCTAATGTTGAACTTCGTTTCAACGATCAGGTTGTTTTTAACAGGGATGGATTATTTATGATGTATCAAAATCAGTTTATGCATCACACAAATTGCTCACGTGAGTATACAAATAGTGGTGTCACAATTCCATTTGTTTTCGGAACGTATTCATTTTCATTGAACCCCGAGGTGCATTATCCAACCGGGCAGGTCAACATGAGTCGTATTTCCCACAAACTTCTTAAAATGAAAATAGACATCGATCCAAGTGACGTGTCGTATACCAAAAATAATAGAGTCTATGCAATCAACTACAATATATTGAGATTTGAGAGTGGTTTAGCTGGATTAAAATTTTAGGTGAATATATTAGTAATGGCTGGTCGTGCACAACTTGCGGTATCAGGAAGACAGGAACAGTTCTTCACATCAAATCCAGACTATACACATTTTCTAGAAAAATTTAAAAGACATTCCAAATTTTCCAGACAGTATGTAGATGTTGAATCAGATAATGCGTTTGACTTTGGGTCGACTACCCGTTTTACAATACCCCAAAACCAGGGTGATTTACTGTCATCGTTAAGTTTGAAGATTAAACTTCCACAGATACTGACTTCCAACGTGTGTTACATTGAATCGGTTGGACATGGAATAATCGAACATGTGGATCTTTTAATCGGAGGTGAAATTGTTCAACGACTCACCAGTGATTATTTACAGATATATTCAGAACACTACGTTACACAGACTAAACAACATGCTTTAGAAAAACTGATTGGGAAATATCCCAGAAGAACTGTTGACTCCAAGGTGTGTGATCCGGGTATAGTAGCATACAACTTTCTAGGGCGAACTGATAAGGGTAATGTTGATTTGTTTGTAGATCTACCATTTTACTTTTATAGACACCCAAAACTCGCAGTCCCGCTATGTGCCATAAAGAAACAGGAAGTTGAAGTCGAGGTTAAATTGAGAAAACTTCAGGACATCGTGATCACTGATACGGGGAATTATCATACGATGACGGATGATATTCACATAAAAGATTTTCAACTGTGCACGGAAGTTGTATTTCTGGATCCATGTGAGAGATTGATGATTGAAAGTAAGTCTTCGGATTATTTAATTACCCAGATCCAAGAGAATAATTTCAATATCGATAATGATGTGAATACACTCAAAGTAAAACTCGACTTCGTTAACCCGGTGAAGGAATTGTATTTCGTAATCCAAAGGTACGGGACTACGGGTGATGGGACAACCAGTGGTAACTTTGTGACACCTTTTGACTATGACAATACGACGGATGTGGTGAACGGTAAGTATACTTTGTACGAGAATTTAGATTATCTAGAACTCACATTGGATGGCGAAGACATCATAAAGAAGAGCACGGGTAATGTCATTTTCTTGAAAGCTATACAATCTGCGATTCATCATTCAAAGACGCAGCTTCTCAGACGTTTCTACTCCTACAGTTTTGCCTTACAGCCAGAAGAATGGTACCCAACCGGTCAAGTGAATATGAGTCACGTAAAAGAGCAAATTCTTAACCTAAGTCTGACACAGTGTTCTACATTTAGTAGACAACTTCGTGTTTACGCGGAAAGTTACAACATTCTCCGTGTAAGTGGGGGATTTGCTAAAACTATTTTTGACACCAGACATTAAAGATGAATATGCAAACGGGCTTTGGTGATGGAGACGGTGCGATGATTAATCGATACATTAGTGAGATGGTCGACATCATGACACCTGTTATGGAAAACAGTATGATTCTCGCAGCTGAATATTGTAAGGCTTGTGGGAGAGATGTGATTCTCCCAGAAGACATGGAATATACAACGAGATATTGTGCGATGTACACCGTTGGTCAGAAGATTGGGTCATTTTTTCCAGATCTTTACGAGGAGGGGGACTCTGAGGGTGAAGAGGAAATTGAAGAAGTTTCTGTAGATGACTGCCCGAAATTTACGAGATACTCAGGAGACGATGATAAAATGCTCCAAATTAATGATGCCTACGATCATTGGGATGCTTGGGAACCCCAGAGTCCGATAGAATTGATGTTAAAAAATGCTATAAATAGTAATGAGCACATGGGAACCTGAAGCATGGACTTTTTCAGAAGAAATATTTAAGGAATATGAATCAGAAACGAGCTCTGACGATGAATCATCTGATGATGAACTCTTCCAAAATTCAAAAAATATCAGGAAAACTAAGTATAAAAAAATAGTAAAAGAAGACCTACTCCCCGAATAATTTTTTTCCTCATATATAGTATAAAACTTACACGATGGCTGGCGTTATGAACACTGCTATGGACACTGTCACCCTTGTTGCGGCTGAGCTTGAGACACAGTCTCTCAACTCCATCGTCGCGGGCTTCTCCTTCGCGGCGGCGATGTCCTGGATGGACCTTGTCCGTTGGGTCATTACCCAGGTTGTGAAGGTCCCAAAGAATGGTGGCTCCCAGTACGCGCTCACCGCCCTCTTCACCACCCTCCTCTCGGTGATTGTTTACAAGATCATCTCGATGGTCTCTACTCGCGTCTCGAAGCCTGCTCAGCCAGTCTTCGCGATTACCCGCTAAATGGGTTTTCGTTTAATTATTGCGAGCATCATGATACCCAACAATATGATAAAGCCTATATAAATATAGCCTTTCCATTCATAAGGATTCTCAACATCGGGAATGCTTATATTTGATAGAGCATCCTGAAACATTTCATTTGTTTTTTCAGTAGATTTAGTTAAACCCTGTAATTTATCAGTAGAACAAGTAATTTCAAATTTTAAAACGTGATCCAATGATCCAAATACGTAGGGTGTGAGTTCACCGTTATTCATGTATAAAAATTCTATTTGAAGGTCCGTGAGAACTTTCTGTGAACCAGAGTGAAAGTGATGCACTAGGGGGTCATCCGACCCGTTGAACGTTATATTATCTGTGTCGTCGAGAAGTATATATCCAGTGTGTCGTGCTGTTTTTACGTAAACAGTTTGATTATATTCATCTGAACCCGATGTTAATCGTAAAATTAAAGCTTTTGGTCTGTATGGAGAAACCATTGGTGTGGGAATACGAGCTGACACTAATTTCAATTCAAACACATCATAAATAGGGTTTTCTAGGTGAAGAGTATAATTATTTGCATATGTGTATAACGAACTATCACGTTCGGAACTATCTATGACAAGACTATGAACCTTCATTAAATTTAGGGTATATAATTTTAATGAGTGTTGTGCTCTGTGTAAAGTTGAAATGATTACTGGGAAATACTATGAGCTAGGGGATTGTTTTCCAATTGTCTCTTCGCTATGTCTAGAGAACCACAGTTGGGGTTCGCATTACCCTTGTAGGCGTTGAACTGGTGGAAGGGTTTTTGTTGATAGTTTTGGGTCCAACCACCATTGGCTGCATTGAAACGACCATCGATGCGGGAGGTGTCACTACGAACCGCGGTCAAACGCCCACCCTGCTTTAAAGCACTCTCCCTGACGTTCATACGACCAGCGTTACCCATACGGTTAGGTTTACCACGGCGATCTTCGGGGCGGAAACCATACTTCATAAGCTCCACGTTGTTCTTCTGGGTAACCTGCGCAGCCGCACTGTTTGTGTAAGCACCCTTGAAATTTGATATCCCTGGCGCTGGTTGATTATAGTAAGCGAATTGTGTGTCATTTCTATCACTCTTGAAGCGGGTTGGATCCTGAGCGAGAGTCTGGGCTGAAACCATCTTCTTAGCTGGGTTGAAGCCCAACCCATCTGTGCGTAATCCAGTTTCGGAACGATTGGTTGTTCGCTTTGTGCGTTCGTGTTCGTTCCTGACAACCACCCCAGTCATACCTTGTGCGCGACCGGGGACTGTGGGTAAACGGGAGGGGAGGTGTGTTGTTTTTTCTGGACGATTGTTACCCAAACGTCCAACGACAGCGGGGCGACCACCCGAAATATCGTGGGCTGGACCTGATCGTCCTGGTAAAGTAGTTAACCTGTATTCACCCACGTTGATTGGGTTGACGCGGAACATTTGTTGGTATCCACCTGTAGCTGGAACATTTGGGTCTACCCCCAAACCTGGTCCGACGAGTTGCTTCTCTATGGGGGAAAGGTTATTCATTCGCCCAGTGTCATACATACGATTCCTCATGTCAAGAAGTTCTTGACCATTGCTACGTTCCTGTCGAGAGATGTCGGCAAAACTGGATACTTCAGTCTTATGAGGAACATCTACACGTGAAACGAAACTATCTTGAATGAAATTTGGGTCTTCGCCATTAACTGGTGGTGGTGGTGGTGGAGCTGCGGAAGGTGGTGGTGGGGTCACTTCCTTCTTTTTACTCAGGTTCCGACCAGCGAAAACGAGACCGGCTACGGCCATCAATGATACGGGATCAGCCATTCTTATTTCTTATTAACATTTTTATTGGAGTAGTATCTTTGCTGGAACAAACCATTTTGGAGCTCGGCTCGGGTACTCGATGGTTCATATTTCATCGTGCGGAGAGGAACTTTACACTCCATATTTGAGAGGGGGAAGAGGTTGCGTTCGTAGGTGGGAACGATATTTTTATTAAATCTGGACGTGCTTTGGGGGCGAAGTTGATCACTGACGTCTATGTGTTGTGCTGGGGAACCTTTACCAGCCATGTAAGGGGCAGTTCCATATAACATGGTATTTGGGCGACCACCATAATTGAGGGTACTGGGCTGGGGGTATACAAAAACTTCATCAGTCGCCTTTACTGGGGGGAGAGCCTCTTTGTTTTGAACTATGGAAAGACCAGGTTGGAGCTGATATGCCATTTATTATTACATAAGAATATTTATCTACGCTGAACCGTTTCCACCACCAAACATTCCACTTCTTTTATTTCCGTCATTTAATCCACCGAACGCCTCGAGCTGAACACCCCTTGCATTGGGATCACAGAATCTCGTGTTAGACTTACAAGATGGACCATTTTTGGGTCCATACAGCCATTCCGCGAATTCAGTTTGTTCCCCACCTGGTATTTTTGATACAGGATTTGTCACAAACTGACGCTCAAACGCATTTCTGTGCCTGGATATAGCCATGGGTGACCTATTCCTACCTGCACCAGAATCGTAGGGGATTCTATTTCCCGATTGAGAGTTTGAACTCGCATAGTAACACGCATCTAATCTATTTGGAGCATCAGTATAATCTGATATGAGAGTATTCCCCATTGGGTTATCACGTGTTGGTTTGTGACATACGCCACTATTACACGGTTCCTTATATTCTTCACGAACCATCTGTGAAGTATACAAAACATAAATAACACCAAGCGCTGTCATTCCCAAAATGAAAATACGGGGGTCACGGCGAATTAAATAAATGGCACAACAAACATAAACTATGAATCGGGTCGCCGCATTCACTCTTTCTTCGGGGGTCTGTTCCCCTGTAGGCCAAAATTCCAAAACCTTATCATTTTTGACGAGTTCCTGAGGATTATCGAACCAACTCTTCATTTAATATATGAGGAGGTTTATTTTTTTGATAGACCACCAAGCATACCACCCATCATTTTCATTAAAGCATCCTGATCAAGTTCTCCACCATTACCACCCTCCATCTGGGAAGCGACCCCCTTTGCAATTTCCTCAATTTGGGATAGTGTGTCCGCCGAAATGGATGTGATGGTAGTTCCAAGCATATACAGAGTCTGTAAATATTGCCATGTAACATCCTTCGTGTTCTGACTCATACGATTCCAATACGACTTGATGTCAAGATCCTTCAACATGTCAATCGTTTCAATCTCTTTTAGGAGAAATGTTTCATCCTTGGATGAAATTTTATCGGAATATGGGGATACACCACTCATAAACCCATCAACAACTAAACGTGGGTTTGTACTTTTGAGTAAATCGAAAGAAGTTAACATCTTCTTAATGCCTTTTTCATCTGGAAAAGTCTTGTGCAATTCCACAAGAAATTGACCCATCATGTCGTTAAACGCGGTAACGGACGCCATTTTCTTATTACAAGTTTTTTATCTTTAAGTTTAAAAAGGATCATTTGATATAGATTCCTTCTTACCTAGTCCATTTGACACGATGAAAAATACAAGAATCGCAACCAAAAGAGCGGGTTTTACGTATTTGTTAAGTTCAAGTTTACCTTCATTGTTTAAATGAGCTTTGAGATGAATATATCCAGCGGTGATACCACCAGCTACCAATCCCGCGCTCACAGGGTCACGTAAATAGTCAGTGATTTCCATTTAATTATACCTGGGATTTTTTATACGATGGTCTGGTGCATCATCAAATAAGACACCCTCATCTTCGTGGGGTTGCTCTACTGGACCTGGACC